TCTCTACATCATATCCCTTGACATAAGCAAGACCAGGACCAACCTTGAGACATGCTAAGTCGTCACTAGGGAGGTTTCCTTGGGATGTGGACTGAGTGCCAAAATACAATCCATCATTGCCGAGCCTGTCATTAAGAGAATTGAAGATTCCATACTCAAAATCTTCTACAGAGTAGTCACCAGACTCATCGTAAGTTCTCTTAGCAAGATAGTCACGAATGATGCTGTAGTCAGTGCTCTTGACAATTTTTCTGATTTGACCATTCTCAACTCTCAGTAACTCAATGAAGTTTACGTCCGTCGTATCGGATGTAGTCTTTTTACCGAGAACGAGTCTAATCTTTAATCTATCTGCACCAGGAGCAGTGTAATTCGAGAATCCTTTTGCATTATCATACAGAGAGGAATCGTCCTTTGCTGTAGCAATGGTCTCGGAAATTACTAAACCAACCCTGTAAGTTGGTTGATTGGTATATTGATCTAAAAGAACAGTTTGCTTATCTACTTTTACAAATGTTCCCCTAAGGAACATGATGCCAGCACCGATATGAGCTGCGGAACCGATGGATGTGGCATTTTCAGAAATACAGGTAGCAAAAGTATTTCCTGTGGGAATTGTAGTATTTCCGTAGTCTACTGCTTCTAGTGTCTCTAAGTTCTCACCATCACTAAAAGAAGCAAGAGCATTATTGGTGAGACCAGAGTCAATGTACTTAACGTATAAAGTTACATTATCTCTTTCGGATTCGGACTGAGAAAGAACATACTGAACTTGAGCAGTTACACCAGATTCCTGACCAACAATCCTCTTCCCAACGAAATTGTTGATGTATACACTTACGTCTGTGCCAAGGTGCGTCGAGTTAATCTCAACTGCATAATATTGATCGTCATATACAACATTACCAGGAACAACAATAGAACCTTCTTTAAAAATATGACTACCAAAACTTTCGATTTGGTTTTGTAAAATCGACTGTAAGGTTGTTAGTTCTCTAGCCTGAATTGGGAATCCAGGCTTAAACAGCACACGATAATAATCCTTGTTAGGATCAAAATCATCATAGTAGGGATTGACGTTGAGATTAGTCTGCTGTGGCATTTTATTAGAACTCTAATACGATTTTAACGTCTTCCTTCTGTCTCTCGTTTCTAGTTACAGAAGGTCTATTGTCAAGGTAGATGATTTCCCCTTTCCTCTTATTTATTTCTGGATTTGCAAGACCATCTGTGAAGTTGACACCAAGATTAACTACCCTACCACTTGCGAGAGTGGTAGTAACTCCACTGAAGTTCTGATCGACGTTAACACTGAAAGAACCACCAGTCTTCTCAATTGGATTGGAACTAGAAGTAAACTGAATGATTGGAGATCTTGTTCTAACGTCGATAGCATCAGTCTCATCACCAGTAGAAGAGTTATAGTAAAGACTTCTATCTTGATAGTATTTGATGATCTTGGTCTCTGTATCGTAAGAAGCAACGATACCTTTAGCAGTAGAACCTACACCAACGGTTTGCTGAATTTGATCACCAACAGAAAGGTCTTGAGCAGCACTCTGAGTCTCATACTTTACTGCATACAGAGAAGAGAACTGGTTGTCAGTAAATACTGTGTCAGAATTGAGAATGGTTGGATTCTTTACGATTCCTACCTGAGCAAATACAGTATCATCGGCAAAGTCATAAGAAGAATTATCAAATCTGGCATACATCAGAACTTTATCAGCACCAAGTTCTTTGTAAATATTGTATCCATGACCCTTTGATGGTGGAATGATTGGTGTCAATCTAGCAAAAGCAGATGTCGCTGTTTGAACACCAGCATTTTCACTAGAAAGATCAACTCTACCGAAGGAATAACCAGATCCACCAGAAGTAACTTGTGTCTCTGTAATTTGACCAAGGGAGTTAGTCGTTACCCTGACTTTTCCACCTTGACCATCACCGAGAATTGGGAATTCCTTAGCAGTGAACTGAGGATATCCCAAACCTGGTTCGTCGATAACAACAATCTTAATCTGGTTATTATTTACTTCAGAATTAGCATTATCTCTAACAGCTTGAATACCTGTGCTTGTGGTCGTCAACCAGTCATTTGGAACAGTAATGTACTCTGTAGAGTCAAACTTTACAATGTCACTTGGACTAATTGTGTAGAGATATTTCCACAGGTAACCATCACCACTGGTTCCTGCTCTACTTGGTTCAACATCGGTAAATGTTGGTTCATCAAGAGAAGCAGATGGGGTGGTAGAAATGCCAGCAGCAGTTCCGTTATCTAAGCAGATGTAGACACGGAACTCACTATTAACAACATAATAATTTGCGTCGTAAAGACGATTTGAATTAGTTACCTGTGCCTGATTTGTGGCATTGTAATCATGTCTATAATAATCATAAGTGGATCCTTGGACCCAACTTACCTTTCTAACCAGTCTTCTTGTGTTAGAAGAAGTAACACGTTTGCCAAAAAGCATCGTGTCATAAACATGATTAGAATAGTTGATACTATCAGTTGGAAAAGGAGGACCTCCAATATCATTCCAAGTAGAAGTCCTCCCATATCCAGATCCAGTAGGATTGGATAAACTCATAAAAGCATAATAAGAATTTGCCGTGTTTGCGACGGATGCCACAAAATTTTCGGCATTCAAAATCCTAAATTGATCTGTAATAATCGCAGACATTATTAGCCTTTGTTTTTTCTGTATTTATAAGGTGATTTTTACTGCTTGCTTAAAGCACCAGTAGATCTGAGACCAGCATCTCTTCTCTGGAATGTTGGGTATGTTGTCATACCAACCTCGAAAGAGTTGCCATCAACTTGAACACTGATTGGTTCATCGGATCTTGTAACACCAGAAAGTCTACCCCAAGAAATTCTTCCACATGGTTCATAATAAGTTCCAGTGGTGGCAATTCCAACTGTGTTTGTTGCTGGATCTACCTGGCATGTAAGAATACCAACAGTTCCAGAATACTGAGTGTAGTATGTTTCATAGATGTTATTCAGTTTATCGGTGGAAATACCAATTACGTTAGTAGTTCCAATTCCAACCGAAGTAGCAGAACCGACGATTGTCGTCAAACCAGTACCAACACCAGTATCAAAGACAAGAACACGATATCCAGAGGCAAGAGTTTGTCTTTCTGCCAGGGTAGAAACATCACGAAGATCAAGTTGGAAGGTAAGTCCGAGACCGCCAGGAGGAAGACTCATGTGATACTGAGATCCAATGCCAGAGGAATTAAGAACATATGCTCTTTCACCATCTTGCTTAATTGTCAGAGAGATGGAACCACCAACACCAATCGCAGATGTAGTACCAATTCCGATAGATGTGACACCAAATCCAGTAGAGAAGTCATATTCAAAGAGATTCAAACTATCTCCACCAAGAACAAGCATTTTTTCACCATCAGTACTGAAAGTGAAATCAGATGGAGCAGCATCTTCGGTTAGTGCCTGACTTGTATCGAAGGAAATACTTGTAATGTCATAAGCACTAGCCAGAGTGTAACTATAGAGAGTTGCAGTGTTTGGAGCAATCGTAACAATCTTGGTTCCAGTGTCAACAACTTCTAATCCACGGTGTCCTTGAGTTTGGTTAGAAACCGTAGTTGCAGTTTCAATACCAGCAGCACTATCACTGGTCAAATCCCAAGCAGAAGAGAGGTCAAACTGGTTTAACTGAGTAACGAAGGGTGCCTGAGCTCCTTTACCAAGTGTATAGAGTTTAGTGCCATCATCACGAATATAGAAGTCATAGATTTCTGTGACTTGAGTTCCAATACCAAGTTGATTACTGGCATTAATGGTAGCACTATCAATCTCATATGGAGTAGAGAGAGTCCATTCCGTAATTGTCAGTGTATTTTGATCACCGACATACAGTTTTGTTCCATCTGGTCTCATGAAGATTGCCTGCAGATCATTCTTAGATCCATCAACAAGGTTCTGACCCTTTTGATAATTCAACTTCGAAACATCAAATCCATAGAACTCTTCTAACTTTGCAAATGCGGTTGTAATACCAGTAATTACACCAGTGTAACCCTGAACATTAGATTCGAGAATTCCAGAAACAAGTTCAGTATTTACCGTTGTGGTAGAACCGATACCTGCTGTAGAGAATCCAGCAATCAGAAGACCACCGAAGTTTGTATCTGGATCACTAACAGGATCAACACCAAGGAACAAAGAGGTATCTTCAACAAAAATCTCAGTGTCAGTTGTAGCAACATTCTTGAGGAGATTTGCTGTTGGATAAATCTGTGCCTCGATAGAATCCCTTGCTTTAGAAATAAACTCACCACCAAGAACTCTATCGACCTTTTGCTTAGTCCAAGCAATTGGTTTTGGTTCCGTTGTACTTACACCATCACCTCTATAGAGAGACGTTTCCAACTCACTAGAAGATGTAATACCAACGATAGCACGCTCATACTCTTGAGAAAGGTTGTCAAATGTTCTTGTAGCATCATTAGTTTCAATCAGAGGAGTTCTCTTCATGAAGATGTTGTCACCAACCTTGATTGTTTCAGTGACGTTTGTCAGGAAACTATCAGTTCCAACTGTTCCTCTGTAGAAGAAGATAGAAATATTATCTTCTGGTGCAGGTGGTTCTGCAAAGGTGATTGAAGTTCCACCAAAGAACTCATATGCCTCATTAGGTTCCTGAAGAACACCATTAATAAAGACGAGAAGTAAAGATTCGAGTTCAATTTGAGCAGAGTCGGCATCATTCTTATCAACCTCAAAACTGATGAGTTGATCGTTATACGCAAGAGGGAATCTAGTTCTGCTTCCATCTTGGAATGGTTTTACACTATCAATGTAATCAAGTTCACCAAACTGCCAAGCAGCAAACGAATCTTCGAAGGTATCAACAACAGTGATTTCAAATTGTTTGAAATCATCACCAGCAAGAGGATCGGTAGTCATACCAACAACTCTTACAACGTCACCTCTTCTGAAGGCATATCCTTCTTTAGATGCTACAAACTCTTGAACCTCAAACAGAGTCGCACCGATACCAGTTCTTACAACACCACCAGCACCAACATAGGTGTAAGAAACAGTAGTGGTAGCAGCACCAATGTTAACCGTGAAAGTATTTTCATCAATGTATTGCAGAACAGTATAATCATAACTAACCGATGGTCCTGGGAAGAATAACCCACCATCTCCAAGTGGAGCATATGGTTCAAACTCAATATTATTCAACTTGATAATATCTCCAGTCGTATGACCGTGACCGACAACACTAACGGTTGACAAACCAGTTGCTTCATCGTAGATAAAATCTACAATTGGTTGAGAGTTATAACTTGTATTAATTCCAAGAACACCGACAGTGATCGACATTCCAATTCCAGTTGCAGTGGTAATACCATCAGCAAGTCTAGAAACACCCTCAACAATCAGATTATCATAACGAGGTGGTTCAATGTTAATAGTTGGATTTGTATATCCACTACCAGCATTAGTAATCGTGAAAGCAAGTGTTCCACCAGCACCAACAGTAGCAGTGATCTCAGCAAGAGTTCCAGTATGACCAGATTCGGTAACTGCGATTGCAGGTGCAGTGACAGTGGAATATCCACTACCAAAACTAGCATCATCCCACTTAGCAAATGTTCCACCAGAGCTGTATGTGTGAGCAAATGTCACAACACCAACTTTAGTTTCAAACTTCGTGCTAGAAAGAATTCTAGTAGCATAATATGGACCAATTGGTTTTACTTCATACGCATTACCACCACTGACATATGCGTGAGCAATAGTGGAAACACCAACGTTGATTAAGAAGGTATTTGTACCAGCAATTCCGAGAATTGGATATCTGTTGGTGTTAACTCCAACTGCCTTTCTACCAGAACTTCCATCTGGGAAGATTGTAGTCGTTACACCAGCATGTTCAGTAGAACATGTGAAAGCAATTCCAGCAAGATCAACAAGTCTACCAATTCTAAAGTTATGAGCAGAAGTTAGTCCAACAGTAGCAAGACCAGTTCTATTGTCATAAACGAAGGAGCTGATATCAAAGTTTACACCCTGTTCAGATGGGAATTGGTAGTTATTAGCAAAGGGACCATTAGCAGGACAAGAGAACGTCATATTCTTCAGTTCAATCTTATCACCAGTGTTCAGTTCGTGAGCACTAGCAGAAGTTACTGTCAGAATACCAATAGTGTTATCATACTCAGCATTAGAAATACCGCTAAATGTTCCAGTTGTGGAAACACCTGCGACTGCTGTCAATTGTCCGAGTGTAACAGTTGGAACTGCCTTGGCAGGAACCAGTGGAGCATATCCAAGACCATTTGTAGCACCGAGAGAAATTGGAACACCACCTCTAGGTAACTGGTTCTGGTTAATGTCATACTGATCAATGATCTGAGATCCACCTTCAGACAGAATGCCAGTAAAGACAATGCTGCTGATTCCAGAAACTTCAGTGATGGTGAAGTTATTATCAGTATTGTTTGGTGTAGAAGGTGCCTGGAAGACTCCATTGATGAAGACTACACCGTTTCCACCAGTAGATCCAATTCCAGTTACACTGCTTCCATTCGAGTTGAGAGTAAACTCCGATGTTACACCGTCAAACTGGTCAGAAACATCATCAAACAACAGGTTTGTGGTGTAGTCTTTTCTGAGGTAAACTCTTCCAGAGAAGTTGGATCTTGGAATACTCAATCCTCTGCTGTCAAGATCCTCCCTACCAGCACCCATGGGTGCTTCGGTAAAGTGAATTGTGCTATCTACGATATCATAAGAACCTCTGTAAACAGAAACAGGATCGAACTGACTATGGGATGTTGCACTAGAACCAACAAATCCACGTTCAACTTCAACGATGGGAAGTGTTCCAATAGCACCAACACCACCAGTATTAGTTGAACCAAGTCCAACAATGGTCACCTTCATGTATTCCTCACCCACCCTGATAACATCAGCAGGTCTGAATGAAGAAATACCACTAAGTTGAATGATTGTTGTTCCAGCACCGATAGAGTGCATCGTTTGCTCATTCAGAGGAGTCTTGAGAAGAGGTGATTGAACAATGCCATCCAGAGTCAAGATAGTCTTTTCACTTCTCTTTGCCATAGAGAAGACGTGCTTATTACCAGCACCAATATCAGTAAAGGTTACACCTATACCTGCGGTTGCTAGTGTAGAAGCAGTAGCAACTCTAAACTGTGCAGCATTATCTCTAATAGCATATACAGTCTGAGGAAGACGAGCTGTGCCAACACCCGTAGAATAAACAAGACCAGTTTCGGCAATTCCAACCAAGTTGGAACCAGGTCTGTAAATCAATTCTTCACCAGTTTGGAAGAAGTGATCAATCGTGAACTTACCAGTTGTAGTGCTGAGAATTCCAGTATCAGCAGGATCAATAGTCTTAGCAAAGATGTCTACACCACCACTCTTGGCAGAGAAAGAAAGAATTTCTCTTTGATTGATTCCATAGTAAATTGCCTGAGAAACATTCTCGTTTACATCACCATAAGAAAGGTCACCAATTCCACTAATATCACCATTGTTGTCTAGATCTCTATAGATGATCTCATTGAAAGATTGGACTTGAATATCACCAGAGTAGTCTGGATGGAACTTAACATCAACACCAGTAGCAGAGTACTCGGCAGAGAAAGTTCCGATTCCATTGATGTCATTTACAGACAGATAAGGATAACTCAGAACATACAGATTTTCTCTTTGTTTCTGATCGTTAAGAACATAAACCTGGTGAATTGCTTGAGTTTGACCAATACTGACTCTAACAGTGGACTTCAGAGCACCATCGGTGATGCTATTAATTCCAGAAACAGTTGTGGGGCTTCCACCACTAACAATTGCGTAGTCAGTTTCAAGTCTACCAGTTCTTTCCGTACCATCACTGGTTCCAGTAAACTTAAATCTGTAAGTTCCAATTCCAGCAGCAGTACTTCCAATACCAATAGTTTGAGTTCTCAATCTGACATCATTGGAACCATTGTTATTGTAAATGAGACTTACAACACCAGAATCGATAGAAGATGTGAAGGATCCGATGAACGAACCAGAAAGTCCATTGAGACCAACTTTGGTATTAAATGCTGCCAACTCTGTAAGATGAGTGTCACCATTGTTATGTGTCAGTACCAGTTCAATGTACTCAACATCATTCGTGAGTTCATCAAAGATCTCAACAGAAGTGAAGAAGCTATCGGTAGAAGAAGTGCTGAATCCAATAACAGTTGTTCCAACACCAGCACTTACGGTCTGCGTTTTGGAAATTAAATCAACAAATCCAATGCTCTGAGATCCAATACCAGAACTATCATCATCAAAGTAAGTTTGCAGCAACTTGACTTCATAATCGGTATTGTAAATCTCATTTGGTGAGAATCTCAAAGAATACTGGTTAGTATCCTCATTGAAGAATCCATCGATTTCACCAATAGTCTCACCAACACCAACTTTTTCGAGAACATAAGTGTTCTCGTTATTGTTAATCATAATGAGTTCTTTGAGACCCATCTCAGCATCATTGGTAACATCTACCAATTGAACCAAGAATTTGTTGGTCTTTCTACCATCACCAAAAGTAGCAATATCTTTAAATTCAAGTAACTCATCAGAATCCTCATTCAAGAACTCCCCACTAATATCATCAATCGCAACGACTCTGTTGGACTTATTGACAATATAGTCAGTTACCTGGACATTTTCCAAAACAATAGACTTGGAAGTGTTAGATGTTGCATCCAAGTCAAGAGCAAAGTCGAAGTCATTGATGGTATCAACTCTCTTAGCACCATCAAAGATGTCAAGAACCAGGAATGGATCTTCCTGAGCAGTTGTGAAAGAAGCACCAACATTACCCTTTGGATTGATCTGGGTGTCAGCAAAGTTTCTATATCCAGTTGGGTGAACGTTGTCATTGACATAACTGATGATATCGTCAAATGCCTTCTCACTTTGAATCGAGTAAGACATTCTCTGATAGTAGTCATTGTCACCTGTTACCTGGTAATCTTCATCCAGTTTACCAATATCGTTGCTCCACCCCTTAACAAAGGTAGATGTTGAATCAATCTCAAATCTACCTACCTTTGTGGTGATTTGATCAATGGTGCATTTAGCACCAGTTACAGATCCAGTCAGAGTGTCACCAACTTCGATAGGTGTAGTTCCAGTAATGTTCAATTTACCCGTAAGTGAATTGAAGCTGCTTACGACCAGATTTGTAGATCCAACAACAAAGTTATCATTCAAGTATAGAGATTCACCTGCTTCAAATACAGAGGTCTGTTTGTTTACCTTAAACTCAGCAAGATCTTCTGCTTTAACAACATTAGCAAAGAGACTTGGTGTTGTTACAGCAATGCCAGTATTGGTGGTTACAAAACTGCTGAGATCGTAAGTCAGTTTATTTGGGTTTACACTGCTATCATAACTCGATACCGTAAAGTATTGGTATCCATAATCAGCAGAATTGTGACCATCACCAGTGGTAGATGCAAGACCAATACCTTCAACAAAGACCAGATCACCTGCCTTGAAGGGTGCAGTGCTGAATCCAAGGATGGGAGTAGAAACACTGATAGTGACAATATTGTCAGTGCTGGATGCAACACTAACGATGGAAACACCGTTGTCATTATTGACAGGTGCTACACGATAAACAACATCATCCTTCAGTCCAACAGGATTTCTATCAATTCTAACACCAGCAGTCTCCACACCATCAACAAGAGTGGTTGGGCTTACAGCACTTCCAGACAGTTCTGTCGAACCTTGGAAGTCAGATACCAATTCTCCAGTTGAGGGGTCATACAGGACCAAACTGGGGGGTGTGAGATAGTTTTTACCACCAGACTCAACAGTGATCGATTGAAGTGTCTGATAATCCTTTACAGTCAATTCATTTGGAATATTTGCTGTTGGTGTAAGAGTTTTATCCGAAGGATAGGAGAATCCTGGGGTCAGAAGTCTTACAGATTCAAGTTTTCCAATATTGGAAGAATTGAGTCTCAATACAGCATCAGATCCATAGGTAGATGTAATACTAGAAATATTTGGAACTGTCTTATAATCAAGACCACCAAATACAATCTTAACGTCTTCAATAGATCCAGTTGCACTGGTGGAATTTGTTGTATATTTGATGCTATCACACTCAGAACTAGTGTAAGAAGTTCTTTCAGCAACCTTGGAGAGGTTTACATCGAAAGTTGTACTTGTGACACCAGTAATTTTGTAAGTTCCATTGTACTTACTATTGACATATTGAATTTGACTATAAGCATCAACATCAGTATCAGCAGTACTAATAAATCCACCCTTATCAACGTTGTAATAAAGAATCGATGGGAAGTTGGAAGAGAATCCTACAGTTACACCAGCACCAGCAGTTCCGTTAGTCCCAAAAGAAGAAACTAAGAAGTTGGTTGTTTTTCCTGTAGAAACAACAGCATTATCGAAGTCATTATCATAGTAAATCTTAAAGTTGTATCCAGAAAGACTTGGATCTTCAAGATTAAAGACGACATCATTATTTCTGTAAACTTCCAATGGTGGGTTTACCAAAGAAAGGGTTTGAGATGTACCACCGACAGATGTTAAGTTGACGTAAATTGGTGGAGAAGATACAGCATCCTTTCTCGTCTCAGATAATCTGAAATTATCCTTGTCAATAACGTAGACATAGAAGGAACCAGTGGAGAGTCCACCAATAACTTCACTGGACTCATAGTAAACTTTATCACCAGTCGAGTAGTTGTGATCTGTCTTAGTAATGATATCAGTGGAGGTGTTGATACCAGCAGAACTGATGGCAACAGGATTGACAAGTAACTTCTCTTCTACAACTTTGAGAACAACAGTAGTTCCAGCACCAATACCAGTTGTGAGACCTGGATTTACAGTGAGTTCTATAGTATCACCATTAGTAAGTCCATGAGTTTCACCTGTGGAAACAGTTGCGGAAATTTTCTTAACGTCAGCCGTTACCTGACTAAAGGTAGAAGCAAACTTATAGTCATATAGATTAGTGTAAGAAATATCACGGAAGTAAACCTTATCACCGTTTAGAACGGTAGCAATTCCAATCGTGTCCTTAGAAGTCTTAACTGCATACACCTGACTAGGCATGTAGAAGACCGTTCCTGATGGATCAGTGGAGATTCCAATAGAAGTCGTTCCAAGACCAACTGAGTAGGAAATAAGTTGGTTAGTTACAAATGGGTGATCCTTTAGGTAGATATTTTGGGCTAAGATGCTTCTCTCAGTAGTAATACCGTTGAATTGATAAGATCTTGCTGTAGAAATTCCAGCCGTAGTGCCAATGCCAACGGTTTCGAATGGATTGAAGTAAACAGTGTCCTGTGGTTTCGATTCAAAGTAAGGTGTCTCAATAGAAACACTGAATTTCTGCGGAAGATATGTTACTGTCTCTGTTGCGGTGTGTGCAACACCACCACTAGCAGTCTCAGATGGGAATCTTTGGACCCTGATTACTTTATCAACGTTGAATACATTCAGAACACCGAAAGTTTCATCGGATACCTTCAGAGAACTACCAATTGATACAGGAATGCTAGAAACGGTAATGTCAGTGGTCATTCCACTAACACCTGTCGTTCCCATTCCAACTACCAGTGTAGCATCTGGGAGATTGGTACTAATTACGTGAGCACCATCAAGATTCTCCACAAATGTCGAGAGTCCAGAGATTCTAACAATGTCATTGTTGGAAAGATCGAAGTTTGGTTCGATAGAAACCTCAACTGTCTTATCATCCTTCCAAGTTACAATCGCATCTTCATAAACAGTCTCCGTAGAAGAGACACTAACGATAGATCTACCAGAAAGTTTGGATACTTCTGCTGCTAATCCAGCACCAACAGCAGTTTCACCAAAGTTAAGAGTATCACCTACAGCATATCTGGCATTTCCAGTAGAGGCAACACTAATAGAGTCAATAGAACCAGATTTTACACTATCTACTATAGCATCTTGAGAGAAGACTTTATATGGTTCGATAGCAAAGTCATAAGAAGCACCAGATTGCCCAATCTTCTGTGGGAATGTATTTCTGATCAGTCTGGAGTTATTAAAATCATAATTTTGGTCGATAGCTGCTGCGGGATCTACGTTTTCCGCAATGCTGTTCGATCTGTAAGAATCACCAATGAAGAATGGGAACTGTGGATTTCCAGCAGAGTCAATTGTAGCAAAGTAAGCATAGATTCCCTTTGGAAATTCATTGGTAATCGTGAATCTTCCATTAAATTCATCAAGATCACCAGAATCGATGAATCTGTAATCATCTACAAAGAAACCAAGTGGGAAAGATGTGGTATTTGGTCTATTTGTGATATAAGTGGAACTTGCGGTGTATCCAGAACCAACTCTCTTAATACCACTCTGAATGTTCTCTGGGTTATTATATCCATAAGCACCGTAAATGGGATTTCCGTCATATGCCCAACCGATAATGGGAGAGTGGAAAGATCCAGAATCTCCGAATGCATTTCTGAGTGTTTGACCGTATCCAATAGCAGCGTACTCAAGACCAGAGTCGGGAGTAGGAGCAACAATCTCTCCACCGTTGTCGTTGATCTTGGCAAACTTATTGACACCCAAACGTCTCACGAAACCGTTCAGAATTGCCCCAGAACCGACGGAATTGACCTTGATGGATGTCGTGTTCGTTTCATAGTTCAGACCATTGCTGAGGACGACTACAGAGGTCACTACACCAGTATTGTTAATGAGTGCTCTAAGTCTGGCACCAGAACCAGTTGTTCCAGTTCCTACGGGATTAGAATTAACTACCAGTTCAGGTGGGGAAGTGTAACCAGATCCACCACTCAGAACAAATACACTGTCAATTCTTCCATTGAGGATAACGGGTCTTACTTCCGCACCACTTCCACTTCCAACTGTGATCTGAGGTGTCTTTTGGAAATTTAGGATTTCAGAACCATAGTCAGTTCCAGCATTGTAGAGATAAGCATCTACGATAGGTCCCCTAACAATAGGAGTTGCCGTAAATGTCCCTTCCGTTTGCTGAGTTGTTACTGCTTTGATGGTTACAGTGATTTCTGGATACTTGAAGATGTGACTTCCTACACCAACAGACCCAAGGGAGACATACCTTTCTCTATTAAAGTCAGAAAGATTAGTTCCACCTACTCCAGCATTAGCAAGCCTAAACTCATTATTAGAAACAGTCAATACCTTGTACTGAACTGTAGTGGAGAGTCCAGAAATAGCAGTATCAAAGTATTCGTACTCTACGAAGTCACCGTTAGTAAAGTTATGGTTATCAAAGACAATTGTATCATTTGCCGTATTGATACCTGTTGACTGAACGATGAGTTTTCTATTAGAATAACTCTGTCCAGGGTTAAGGACATTAATTCTATCAATCTTTAGCTTCTTATTAGTAGTTCTGAACTTCATCAGTCCAGCATTGTTTTCAGTCGTAATACCAATTGTATTAATACCCAACTGAGCATCCAGTTTCGTATTGTGAATCTGAATAGTGCTGCTGTTGATAAACTTAGAATAGTAAATGTTTCCAGTTTGAAGTGTTAATCCCTGTACCGCATCATTAGAAGTATTGGTAGCAATACCAAGACCAGCATTACCTAATGCGTTGTAGACAATAGGATCACCTGTCTGGAAGTTATGTTGACTATCAAAGGTAATTGTATTAGCACTTACATCGATACCACCACCCTCAGTAAGAGTGTTTGCATTAAAGAATACTTCTCTGAATTCTGAAGCAAGGGTAGCAGATGCAGTTGCTCCTTCACCATTACCACCATTAATATCGATAGAGATAACCTCTTCAATATCAAAATTGACTGGATCAACTAAGATATCACTGAAAGAACCTTCTACAACAGGTTGTACTAGAGCAGTTGTTCCAGAAGATACAGTTGGATTACCTACAGTTACTCTTGGTGGATTAGCAGCATCATAGTCAGTGCCACCACTGAATACTTCTACTCTGTTAAGAGGTCCGTAGTATACAGAATCTTCAACCTTATAGTTGGAGATCTCAACACCATTGATAAGAATTCCAGTTGTTCCTGGTTCAGTTAAATCTCTATCACCAGTTCTAATATCTTGCTCTAGAGGGAATTTCTTAAGAAGTTTCTGTGGTTGAATAGATCCCTCTCTTTGTTCAGCAAGAATGAAAGAATGAGGACCACTATCAGTTGGGTTAAATTTTACAAAAGAACCAGCAGCAAGGAAAGATCTAGAAAGTGCTAACTTGATCTTGTTATTGTTTGGAGCAGGTTGTACCTGAACAAAGTAACTACCTGTTGAGAGTCCAGTAATTGGAGGTGCTCCATCAAGAGGTTGATAATAGACTTCATCTCCAGTAAAGAATGGCAGAATATTCTGGAAAGAAATCGTGTCATATGATAAAGTATTAGAATCGTAGTTCTGGATTGAACCACTTGTCGTAGATGCTACGGAAATCTGAGATTCTGTGGTTACAGGTCTGATTACGTAGGATGGTAAAGAATTAGAAGCAACATATCCATATTGCTCATCTTCAATGTAGGTATTCAGAACATCTGTGGACAGTACGTTATTTCCTTCGGATAAAGGAGCACCAACACTAGAAGCTTTGTTGATTCTCTTTCTGATATCATAGAAACCACTGGGATTTACTCCAGAGTAATCTCCAGAACCAAGAGTTACCGCATTGTTAGTCAGGTTGACACTAACGATCTGCAGATTAGAAGCAGCAATGGTTTGAGTAGATCTTTCTACGATATCAACAAAGTCACCTTGCTTCAGACTAGATCTGTCAATAGTAGATGCGAGATTGAATGTAGATCCACTAAAAGAACTTACAAAGTATCTTGCGGAAGTGTTGTAAATCCAGGAGTTAAAGAAGATCTTCTTATAAGAATCATCTTCCTGATCATTGGATACTACTTGTCCAAGATTCTTTACAGATACCAAAGAACCTTCTGCCGCAGAGAAGATATCGTCACCTCTCTCCAGATCACTCAAAACACCAGTAATGACAAATCTAACCTGTCTTGTCAGATCATTTTCTTCAAAGGCATATACCTCAAGATCCTGATTGACTTCCGTTCTTGGATCGATGTTTTGGGTTAGCCCACTGCATCCAATAAACTGGGTGATTGTTTTTCCAGTGTAAGTGATGGTATCATCACCAATCACGAAAGAACCAGACTCGGGGAATCCAATTGTGGAGTCAACAGTAATAACAGAAGAACCAGAAGAGTGACTTCCGATTGTAAAACTGCTTCCAGGAATGTTAAATTTACCTTCAATCAGACTCTCATCACCAAATCCAGTGAAGAGTGAGATTTTATAATATGTCTGTACACCAATATCTTCAGATGTTCCTCTGGTGAAGATCTCTACTTCCGAAATTGGTCCACTCGCAGCACCAATTCCGTTAGTTGGTTGTGCATCTTGGAACAACGTTGTTCCTTGAATTAGAGCAGGATTTCCACTAATCAGTTTTGCAACTACAACCTCTCTGCGTACATACTCAGCATAGGAAGGTTTTGCGAGGAATTGCTCAAGATCAATAACTTTAGAATCAACTCCATATAAGACTTTCAGGAGAATCTTGATAGATTCTTCCGTACC